TCAAACCAGTTGGAGGAGTACCAGCAACACCAACGATGTTTGCTGTGTTAGCAGTAGCCATAATTAAACCATCACGGTCAATCTTATTCGCAATTGCAGCACATTCTGTTACTTCAGCTTTCGCTTACTGACTACTTTCGTAGCGGAGCAACTTCTTCGAATCGCTCTCTCTGACTTCAATTAGGTTATGTCAGAGTTCAGACTATCGCATACTCTTTTGAGTCCATCCCACTTAGTCGTTCAGGCTGCACAAAGTTTCCTCTTGCTTGCCCCTTGTTAGCCTCCTCAGGCCGTCCAAGTCAATCAGGGACAGTTTTCCTAATTCTTAATGAATTAGGCCGCTACTGTTAACGGCAGGCTTCAATACACGGTCGCTAAACATATCTAAAGATAATGCTAAGTCTTGTGTCGTGAACTGTGTTGATACTTGGAACTGAGTTGACAATGTAACAGGTACAGAAGTTTCGTTGAAATCTTCAACTACTAATTGTGGGCCTACTGCACCGACAAAACGACCAGGACGTCTTACGTTTACTGTGTTACCAATCTTACCACCTACAACAGCAAATTGATCATCGTAATTACGGTCAACTTCTGAAGTAAAGGTAAGTTCGTTTTCCAATACCATCAACGCTTCGTTGGTGATTTTGGAAATGGTTAATAAATTATTAGCCATGATATTTCCTTTATAAATAAATTAGGGTTTACCTAATCCTTTTAGCCTGTCTCATAGCCTTGTACTGTGCATAAGTCATTTTATCTGTATCAGTTACAACAACTTGTTCACTTGTACCAGCTTTAATCGGACTAATTGGAGCAGGTGCTTTAGATTTCACAGCAACAGTTTTCACTTCTTTAGGCTCATTCTTTTCAAAAAGAGCTTCCAATTTACCTATTTGTCTCAAAGCAGTAATAAGTGATGATTTACTGATTTTCTCTGCAATATCTGGGTTCTCAGCCAAATGGTACAAAATGCGTGGCCCAACTTCGGACTCTAAAATTGCATCTCGTACTTGATCGCTAACAACTACATCGCTAGATGCCACCATATCATCATAATCAGGTAGTTCTGATTTAGTCGATTCAAGTCTCGTGTTCCAAGTTGATATAACTTTTTGACGTTCTTCTTGAACTTTCTTTTCAATATCTTCCTGTCTTGCTCTCATTACAGCGTTTTCAGCACTCCAATCAGCTAATGCTTCTGCGTATTCAAACGCATCTACAAACTGATCTGGCTTCGGCTTTTCATCCCTGCTCTGCTCCTGTTTAGGTGCAGCCTGTGATTCTAATGCCTTTAAACGAGTTTCCAATTCTTCACGTTTACCACGTTCACTTTCTGCTTCTTTACGCAGTTGCTCACGTTGTTTCGTAAGTTCTGAAAACCTCTTTTCAAGTTTCGGATTGGGTTTCCGTTCTTCTGTTACTTTTTCCTCATCCTCTGCAACTGGTTCACTCTGTTCCTCTACTTGCTCAACTGGCTCTGTAATTTCTACAGCCTCAGGAGCAGATTCGGCAGCTAAACCTAATTTGTTTGCATAAAATTCGGCACTATTCTCACTTGTTAAAACATTTGACATGGAATTCTCCAAGAATTAACCCAATGTACCTCATTGGTAAGGTTTACTTATCTTAATACTTTTGTTGTAAAAATACAACTATATTCCTCTTTCAACTGCTTCAGCTTCTGCTTCTTTTGCAGACGTTTTATTCATATCCGCCAAAAGTAACGCTAATTGCGCTTTCATGCCTTCAATTTCTTTTTGTGTTTCAGTTTTAAGAACCGTATCATGTGCCTGAGTTTCAACACGCATTTCAGTATCGTGCGCTTTAGTAGTCTGACGCATGAGTTCACGCTTTGTCTCAGCTTCTTGTTTAACGCCTTCAATATCTTGACGTTGTTGAATAACCATTTGCAACTCTTGTAACTGTTGTTGCATTTGTTGAATGGTAGCCTGATCTTGCTTGAGCTTCATCTGTATTGGTGGTGGTATATCAGACATATCATCAATCTGAGCCAATGGGTTATTAATTGCCAAACGGTCTGCAATAATGTCAGCCCCAGGGAAGTCCATATTTCTAACAAGTAAATCACCAGCAACTTGTACAAGTGCAGGTTCAGCTTGGAACAATGACATCATGGCAGTTACGGCTTCTTGACGCTTAGAATTGTAGCCTGGTCCTGTATCCATCACCACATCAAACTCACCAATGCTCATATCATTTAATATGCGTTCGATACCTTGTTCATCCATCTTACGTTCATTAATGGTCATAATCTCAGGTTTACCATCATCGCCAATAATACGCATTGCACGTTGTGTATCGTAAATCTTAGGTATTAAATCCAAAATAATACGACCAACTTGTCGAATTGACCTTGTTAAATTGTCGTAATAGTGCATATTTGTCATATCAGATTGCATTTGCTGACCTTGAATTGCTTTACCTGATTGGATACCTTGTGGCAATTGATTTGGGTCATAAATACCAATCACAGCTTGTAAATCTAAATTCATAGATTGCATTGCAGCCATCGCACCTGTTGGCGGTGACTCTGGTGTTTGTCTAATCGGTGGGTTTGCAGGTCTGCCATCAATATCGGTCTGTTTATAACGCAATACAGGCATAGCTTTAATGTTTGCCTGCGCCCATTCATTTTCATGACCTTCATCTTGACCTTCTGCAAGTATCCATTTAGCTTTAGGAGCAAGTGCCACAGTCTCAGTCAAAGCAGTTGACCAATAGTTATACATCCGTTGTGGGTCTTTAGCCATTCTGACCAAGCCAAAACGCTTATGTTTGCCTTGCACTATGGTGGACTGACCATAAACAGGGATAATTGGAATGTATTTACCTGCCCATTCGCCTTCTTCAAGGACTTGCATTGCAGTAACTTTGCACCATTTCACCTTTTTGCGTACAGAATCACGCTTATTAATGATTTCTACACCTAATTCTTTCATTAAATCTTTGTCTATTTCATCTTCGTAAATGCTAGAACCATCCGATAGTTGTAATAAAACAACACTTTCACGCACGGTGTACCAATATTCTGCAATACGGATATCTTCTTTTTGTATCCAAATGCCTACAACATCACCAGTTCCACGACTAACAAAACCTGAATCTACTTCAGCATCAGGGTACATTGCACTAAATGTTTTCTTAGGAATAAGTGTTGTAATTAAACAACGTTCTGCGTCTGAGCCGTCAGCCATGATGGAATTAGGATCAAAGTAAACGGTAAACGGATTTTCAATCGGTCTAATATAGATTTCTTGGTCAAAGCTATCATCTTTAACGTAATCTGTCGTTACTCTTATATATCCCCAACCCATGCGAACTGCGTAATCTACGGCATTTAAATAAGCCTGGTCAGCATCTGATTGCAATTCTATGTGTCGGCACATACCTGTAATAATCTGTGCTTGTTTCTCGTTTGACTGAGTATTCATGCCATGAGCTTTGATTCTTGGTCGTTGCTCACGAATCTGATTAACAATTTGACGGCAATACGCATCTACTTTATTAATAGTAAGGCAAGGTCTAGCTTCTAATTTTCTTGAGTTTTGTACGTCAACTGGCCATTGATCGCCAGCACTAAAACGAACATCATCTAGGGCTTCAGCACGATTATTGGAATCAACGTCATTAACTTGACGTAAATACTCCATAGCTTGATTAATACGATCATCTTGCTCTAAGATTTCTTCAGCCATAATTTGCCCTAAATGTAAAGACTATGTTGTATTTTAACCCATCCATGAACCACGTTCAATGTAAACTTTCTTTGGTTTTGTTTTTTTAGGCTCGCTTACCATAAGTCCAAGCATCCTAAATGCGTCTGCACCATGCGAATATTGATCGTGTAATGGTTTCTGACTCCATGAGCCATCTTCTGCCACATCATACTTATAATGACGCAAACATTGTAAACCCTCGTCACAGTTTTCTCTGTCAAAATAACATCGTGGAAATATAGTCCTTGCAGCGTTAATACTATCCATTACAGGCACTCGGTCTAATATCTGCACCTTATGGCCTAAACTTCTTACAATTTCTTCTATGCTACGACCAGAACCTAAGTTTTTAGCTGCTGCATCATGCGGCAACCACATTGTATCAATCATATATCCATACTTTTGCAACTCAGCCATATGCCAAGAAATAGTTTGTTGGTTAGCCTGAAAATATCTAATAATCCTAATTTCCATACCAATAAATTGTACTGCCCACCAAGCAGTATGATCTGCCCAGCCTAAGTCAAACACAAAATGGACAGGTTTAATGGGATCATAAGGCACTTTGGTTATGCGATTGTCTTGTTCTGCCATTTGCATTTCTTTGGCAAAAATAGCACCATCCACCGTTACACGACACAAACCTTCCCAAACGGTGTTGTAGGCTTCAGGGTCACGATTCTTAAGTGCAGTACGTTCTAAGTCTAGTGTTTCAGGAAACCAAGGGTTATCTGACCAATTAATTTTTTGTACTAATGCACCTTCTGGCGGACTAATTACAAACCGTTGAAATGTCTCATCTGACTCCAATTCAGGATTAAATGTAATCCAAATCTCGGAATCTTGTTTACGAATTGTTGGAATCAGAACATTCCATGATGTACGGCTAGTAGTCTGTGCTTCTTCTACCCAACAAATGTCCACACCTTCGTAGGACTTCACATTGGCAATATTGTTTTTTAATCCAATAAAAGAAAACTCACTACCATTCTTACCTCGTATCGAGTTCTGCGTTATCTCGTAAAACGATTCTAAACCCAATGCGTAGATTTGATCTGATAATAACTTGTGTACTGAGTCTTTAATGGATGTTTGAAATTCCCTTGCACATAATATGCGCAGGGTAGATTTGCACCCCAAAATAAGCAATGCCCTAGCAACACCCCAGCTTTTAGCACCGCCTCTGCCTCCGTAGAGTACCTTGTAACGAGCTTTGTCGAATAGTATGGATAACTTCTCAGGAAACTCAGCCTTTGCAATAGCCCCTTGAAGTTCATTCATTAGGCTTTACAAATGTTACTTGAATACCTGTTAATGGCTCACCGTCTGCGCCTGTAATCTCAGTTGCTTGTATAGCTTTACCATCCATCCTATCCATAATTTCTTTAATTGCCCAGGGCTCAGAATCTTCCGCAGCTTTAACTAGGTTCTCAGCAATAGTTCGCAACCGTTTAGCATCCTCTTGCACAAGGACTTTACGCAACTCTCCATGAAAGAGTTTACCTTTTGCAGAGTTCTTATTGCCTTCAGGAGCACCAGCCATTGTAACAATTCCTAATTATTTGATTAACAAAACTTATTGTTGTATTTCTGCAACAGGTGCAGATGGAGTTTGTTGTATTTCTGCAACAGGTTGTTTTGCATCAATTTGTTTTTTTGTATGGGCTTGAATAAAGTCAACTAATCCTCTTGAGTATCTATGAGGTACTTCATCAAGAAACTTTAGCATTTCGTTAATTTGGTCAATATGGAATTCAATTTGCATTATTTACTCACTTTCTTTTTTTCTGCTGCTCGTTTGACGGATAGGGCGATTGCTACTGCTTGTTTTTGGGGTTTGCCTGCTTTGATTTCTGCCTCTATGTTCTTGCCTACTGCTTTTTGCGACTTGCTCTTGATTAATGGCATTTTTAATTTCCTTTGGAATTTCCATAATAAAACGGTAATCAACTTCTAATCTGTCAATTTTAAGGTCTGACATTTGAGTTTTATACCAACCAAAATGATTCATCATTTTTTCAAATAAACTTCTATCATCTAAAATTTCTACACTCATTAACAATTCCAATTTTTTAATGATGCTTTGGCTCTTGGTGCATCGCCTTTAGCGTGTTTAACAACTCCTTCCATGCGAGCACAAAAAGATTTCTTTCTACCTTCGTCTTTTTCAGTCTTAGGATTAGGAGCTGGTGCTTTTAAATTAGCATTGTTTTTAGCATTGTATTCAGCACGACCTTTAGCCGTCATGCCAGCACCTTTGTCGGTAGGATTGTAAGTCTTACCCTTGCCTGTAGTTTTATGTTCAATTGGTTTGTCGTGTTTTTTCATTATTTTTTCGCAGTCTTAGCTGATTGTTTAAATGCTTCAGCAGTTGGCGCACCTTTACTACCAGGTTTACGCATCTTCTCGACTGGTTTACCTTCTGCTTTTTCACGTTCTATACGTGCCTGTTTTTTATGAATATTGGCATATAAGCCAGGTTTTGTTGCCATTATGCTACCTCCTGTTCAAAACATACATCTTCCCATGACATGATTAAATAGCGTTCATTGCCTTCAAAATATTCTTGATACTTCAAATATTCATCATTGCCCATTGTGCCAAATCTAACAAATGATCCTACACTAATAGGCATTGGCTCACGCTTACCGTTAAGTAGTTTTCTGCCAGGGCCAACAGCCATGACAGTACCCATATTATCTCGTTCATCCATAATTACTTCAATAATTGCTGATTTCTGTCTTTCAATAGGTTTAACGACAATTTTGTCGTGCATTGGTTTAAGATTCATTTTTTCTAGGCCTTCCTGGTTTAGGTTTTATTGAACCAACTTCTGCCATAATAGTTTCTCTTGTAACATCTGCGACAAGATTTTCTAAAGCAGCAGGACTAGGATTTTGTTGAAATTCGCCACACCATTCTGTAGCGTGTCTATTTTGATACGTTGGGTATCTGCGACAATTTCCCATTACCATATTTGGGTCTGAGAAATATATACAATTTAGGCAAGTCTTATTAAAATTACTGTTAGCCATTCAACATTATCCTGTTGTGTTGGTTAAAAAGCCCTACTTTCTTTACCGAGAATTTAGGGCTTTTGTTTAATTACATCTTATCTTGTGCGTGATCCATACGGCTATGTTCGTAGGCAACATGCTCTCTAGAACCGCCTTTCATTTCGCCACACATACCATCATTTTTACCTAAATGTGATGCGTCACGAGAACCAATGCTATCAGCCTTCCCCATTGCTACACCGCCAACAAGTTTAGCTTTTCTTTCGCCAGATGTATCGCTAGAAGTTGCACCTGTTGGAGCTTTAGCGCCAGTTACCGATGGCACACCTTTTAAACTGTTAGGGCCTTTTTCGCCGCCCATTTTTTCGCCTGTACGATCAGATGACTTAACACCTTTTGGTTCTTTTTCGCCTGAAGCTGGTTTACCATAATTCATTGTATTTTTTCCTTTGCAAAGAAATCTCACCATTGAGATACTTTATTTTACTATAAATTTACTGCATATCAAGAACTTTTATTAGTCGAATTGCACCGTCAGTATCATTAATTCTTGTAACTGCCGAACCTTTCCAATCAGCCATAAACTTTAATTGCGCTTGCGTAAACTTCTTTTGCTCACCTGATTTAATTTCGACAAGGACTGTTTGATGGTTATAACCAACAACTAAATCAGGAAATCCCTGCCCCATTCTGCTTGCATCAAAGACAGTTGCACCCAACGAACGTAGTGTTTTTACGACTTCTTGATGGTTTAGGTCAACTCTTTTTGCGTATGTCATTGTAAAATAATAATATTATGTTATAAATATGTAAACTTCTAAAGGACTTGTATGCCACCACCATTAGTGACGGATGAATACTTTATACAATTATGGCATGAATACAAGTCACCTTCAAAATTAGCCAAAGTTATAAATTCAGATTTAGCAGCTTTATATAAAAGACGTAGATCATTAGAAAAAAAATATAACATTAAACTTGAATCAATAGAACTTACAATAAAAAAAGAATTTAAGCCTGAGCAAGAACGAGCAAAACTACAAGCAAAACTTGACGAAACTAGATTAAATGTAAGACGTGGTGCAAACATAGAAAATGGTCGTGTCATTGTGTTTAGTGATGCTCACTTCTATCCTGATACGGAAACTACAGCATACTTAGCACTCTTAGAAGCAATTAAAGAATACAAACCAGAAGTAATTATTGCCAATGGTGATATTTTTGACGGTTCTTTAATTAGCCGACACCCACGCATAATGTTTAATGATGCACCTACTGTATTAGAAGAACTAAACGCAGTTACGCATTACATGGGTGAAATTGAAGCAGTTTCCAAGTTTAAAAAAAATTTAATACATACGTTTGGCAACCATGACGCACGATTTGAATCATTCTTATCTGCCCAAGTACCACAATACCAAAACATTAAAGGATTTAGTCTTAAGGATCATTTACCATCTTGGCAGCCATGTTGGTCATTTTGGTTAAATGATGAAACCATTGTCAAGCATAGATTAAAAGGTGGAGCTTATGCTGGTTATAACAATGTCAAAGCAGCTCTCGGAGCTAATATTGTTACTGGCCATACTCATGTACTAGCCGTACAGCCACTTACAGGGTATCAAAAGACTTTTTATGGTGTACAAACAGGAACATTAGCCCACCCTAAAGGCAATCAGTTTATAGACTATTGTGAAGATTCTCCTGTGGACTGGAGGTCAGGGTTTGCTATGCTGACATTCTATAAAGGTAGATTACTTATGCCTGAGTTATTCCAAGTACACGATGAAAATGACCATACAATAGAATTTCGTGGCAAGGTATATGGTGTATGACACCATCAGCCAAAATTTGTGAGATTATTTATTGCATGGTGTGTCAGTTACCACCACTCGATAAATGGAAACTTCCAAATACAGCACAAATTGAATTTATCTGCTTAGATGAATTATATGTAGATGACGCTAAAACTATACCTGCGTATGCAACGTATATGTTTAATGAAGAAACAGAATTGCATGAAATATGTATAAATAAATCAAAAAATTATACATACGATGCGTTACTTGGAAGCATTTTGCATGAAACTATACATATGAAACGATTTAAAACTAAACATTGGGCAGAGCATGATCGAGTGTTTAAGTCTTATGCTAATCGTATATGTAAAATGTATGGCTTATCCAAAATTGGATTCTAACCTTGTAATTTAGCCATACCACTACCTGATTTACAAGTTTAATAATTCCATTGTTTGAAATAATAGGGTTTGCTCGTCAATTCCATAGCAAGATTCAAATCCTTTTCTGCCAAGTCCGTGAACACCAGTATTCCCTCGATGATGCTCTGGGCAAAGTCCAATGACTTCGGCATTTTTTCTTTTCCCACCAAATCTTCTAATGTGGTGAATTTCAGGTTGTGTTGTACCGAGTTTAAGATGCAAACAGAGAATACATCCCAATCGTGCAATTTTTCCATATAATTCTTTTTCTGTTTTTTTCACCTAGTTATTTTTTCTATTTGTCTATTTGTAGCAGACTCAGTTCTGAAAACTTCTATTTTTAATTTACAAGTTTCAATAATCAATTTTAATCTTGCATAATTATGTTTAGCAGAAAATAAATCATCACAATATTGTATATATTCGTCAGAAGCCAACGCATCCATTTCTTTACCTGCAATAGATGGATTGGTACTCTCTTTCATTTTTAAAGCCTTTAAAGCGTGTTTATAAGATTCTAAAAAAGCTAATTTAGCATCTGCTTCAGCATAGTCATCAATAAGGTCAACAATATGTTGTATTTCATCATTAGGATTTATCATCTATTCTTCCTTTAAGGATGTTCCAAGCTGTTGCTGCACACAATGGAACTTGTCCATTTCCAATGGCTTTAAGTCTGTCCACTCTAGCGGCCATCCCATCAGCCACTCTGTCCACGTTGGGTTCAAATGCCCACCATTGTGAATTCCAGCTACTTGTTCTCCAAGATTCGATTTTCCTCTGTCCCAACTCGCATGGCGAGAATCTTGTGCTTTTGGTGTTCCCCAATATGTTGGATTCTTCATATCTTTGCAAGGTATTTCGCCTGAATACATTACTTGTTCCGCTAGATTGGCTGGTTGAACTGTATTGTGTCCTTGACTCTCTCTTTGCTTGGTTCTGTATTCCATTGCTTGTGAACTGCGACCTGATATTGCTGTTGCTGTTAAAGTAAGCCAATAACCAAATTCGTTTTCTGTGGTGGTTTGCTCCCACGTTATCTGCTCCCAACACACCCCATTCCGCATCGTACCCCAATTGGGCCAAGTCTCTAAGGACTGTTCCAAGTCCTCTAGCAGTGAGCATTGGGGAATTTTCCACAAATGCGTATTTGGGTCTAACCTCGCCAATAATCCTTGCCATCTCTCGCCACATTCCTGATCGTTCACCGTCAAGTCCATCTCCTTTTCCTGCAACTGAGATGTCCTGGCATGGAAATCCTCCAGATACGACATCAACAATTCCTCGCCACGGTTTTCCGTCAAAGGTTTGTACGTCATCCCAAATCGGGAAAGGCGGGAGTATTTTGTCATTTTGTCTTGCGACAAGTACGCTTGCTGGGTAGGCTTCCCATTCGACTGCACAGACTGTTCTCCATCCGAGCAAATGTCCCCCAAGTATTCCTCCACCAGCGCCTGCGAAAAGAGCCAACTCATTCATTTAGCTACCAATCCGAGGCCTATATTGCCTATAAAATATCCTACAAATGACACACCTAGAGCTACATTACCTTTAAGGATTTGTTCTATCGCAACGTATAGATAAACTATACCTATTGCCCATATTAAATAACTACTCATCTTTTTTCCCTTTTAAGATGTTAAATTGCATTACCATTTCTTTTTTTAATTCTTCTGCTGCAACTTTACCTCTATGTTTTTCAACAAGCAACAAATAATTTCTACGTTGTTGTAAAGGTGTTTGTAAAGTTGAAATAGCTTCTGTTATACGCCTGTACTCCTCACTTGTTTTATCTATATCCATAAAAAAAAGAATAATATCATTACTAACACAATAATGATTCTATCTAATTTTTGTTCAAAGTTCTTAATATCTTTACTATTCATATATATTTAATCTATATTTTTAAACAATACGCTACCTTGAGTGGTCACCCCACTATCCATCCATAATAATAAGTACTACATATTATTACTAATGCTACCTAAGTTAATGTTCATTCGATTAGGAACGGTTATTACCACTCATTTAAACCTAATCTTGTGCTATACCCATTTAAGTTAGCGAGGCTTGCAACGGAGTGTACGTTAGCCTATGTTTCCTTCCAAGCATCCCATCTAGGATCACTACTGACGTGTGGAGTACGGTCACCCAAATGAAAATGCCCATTCAACTGAGTTGGTGTGGAAGTCTAAACATAAATCAACTCAATAAAATCTATGTAAGAAAACCAACCCATGTGAATAGGCACTTATTGAGTTAAATCATGTCGGCTTCCACCCCTGACAATTAAAATTATAAACTATTTTCTATTCTTTGCAAGCTCAGGCCATATCATCCACCAGGTATTAGGAAATAAATCTTTTCTAGTAACTAAACCATGACTATCTTTTTCTAGTTTAGCCGCTAAAAATACTAATTGACCATGTGGTAAACCTCGATGTCTCCATTGTGCAACTGCTGGAGGTGCTACGTTACATAATTTAGCAACTTCATATGTTCCTCCGAGCAAGTCAATCAATATAGAATCATTCCAATTATGTTTGTTAGTTGTAGTTTGCATAAAGTTATCTTAATTTATTTTTGATTATTTTACAACACTTGTTGCAACATATATTAATTTTTGTTAATATAACAACATAGTTACTTAAAGGGAGAAAACTATGATTGATACAAGTGATATTGATGATGAAATGCAAGAAATGAGAGTAATGCAAGAAGAACGTCAAATGAGACTTTTAGAAGCATTAGAACGTATGGAATACGGAACAATGACAGAAGAAGATAAACAAGTCATTTGGTTTGAATGTGGTATGCCACGTTCTGCGTTTGTTCAGTATATGGGGCATTGATATGAACTCATCTGCTACCGTAAAAGAATTAGCCACAGCCCTTGCTATTGTGCAAGGCCAATTAACCTTTGCTAAAAAAGATTCTAAAAATCCATTTTTTAAATCTAATTATGCCGACCTTGAATCTGTTTGGGATTCCTGTAGAGAATTATTATCTGCCAACGGTTTAGCAATTATGCAGTTTCCTGGTGATTATGTTGATGGCAATATGACATTAACTACTGTAATGACGCACTCTAGTGGTGAATGGGTAGCTCAAAATATGAGCTTGCCTGTTTCTAAGCCAGATGCTCAAGGTGCAGGATCAGCCATAACATATATGCGTAGATATGCTTTAGCAGCAATTGTCGGAGTTGTCCAAGCTGACGATGATGGAAACTCTGCATCTGAAAAAGCAACAAGTGTTGCCGAAAAAGCACCAAGCATTACTGCTCAACAAATAGCGTCTATAAACGCTTTAATTGAACAAACTGCTTCAGATGAGGCTAAGTTACTTGCTTACTTTAAAAAGCCTTCTGTGTCGCTTTTAGACAGAAATCAAGCCATTAATGCAATTGCATTACTAGAAAAAAAATTAGGAGAATCAAATGTCGGTTAATAAAGTTATTTTAGTAGGCCATGTAGGTAAGAATCCTGAGACTCGTGCGTTTCAAGATGGCACAGGTGTCACCAGTTTTAGCTTGGCAACGTCTGAAAAATATAAAGATAAAAGTGGCAATTTGTCAGAACAAACCGAATGGCACAACATTAGTTGCTTTGGTAAGTTATCAGAAATTGCTTCTAAATTGGTAACTAAAGGCACTCAGTTATATATCGAGGGCAAAATCAAAACAAATAAATACACGGATAAGTCTGGTGTAGAAAAGTATGCAGTAAACATTGTAGCAAGTAGTTTGCAGTTGTTGGGTAGTAAAGAAGTAAAAACCCCATCTGTTGATTATGGAGAAATCAGTACCAAGCCTTCACAATCTTTAGGTGATATTTTAGAAGATTTACCGTTCTGAGGAAGTTATGGATAATATGATTCGTGAATATGCGAAGAATAATTCTGACACGTTTACACAGTTTTTTGGTGTAGATGAAGAACGTACTGTGTATCAATTTGATCAAGTCGGACTTAACAGATTTGTTAATCAAGTAATACAACGTACTTCTGAACTGTCAGAAAAAATCGTTTATTCGTAAAGATTATTAACTTTATTGAAATTTCATGCACTTGCGTGATGGGATAGTGTTCACTTTAAAGGGAAAGAAATGAACTGCAAAACCTGTAAATATTGGTATAGTCCTAAAGGATTTGATGCAATGGGCATTTGCCGTAGGTATCCACAATTACAAAACAAAGCCCCTGATGACTGGTGTGGCGAACATATAGAATTAGTTGTGTTTATCAAAAAGGTGCAAAAATGACTGCAAATGAACTAGCTTATGCAATGGTGTACGAAAAAGTTTACCGATAGGTAATTTTGTATGAAAAAATGTGTAAATGTACGAAAAAGTTTACCGTTCGGTATTCTTGAATTTTGTATAAATATGTAATTTGTTAATGTTTTTGTGTAATTTAAGAAACAATTTTAAAATATCATAAAGGGAAAATATGATCATTACAACAGAAAGTAATTCAGCTCATTGGTACACAGCCGATGGCCAACCTAGTTATACACGCATTGCCAAAAACGGGAATGTACGCAATACAACACTTGCAGATGCAAAAAAAGAGGGATTGTTGCCAAGTGTTACGACTATTATCAATGTCTTGTCTAAGCCTGGTCTTGATCGTTGGAAACAAGAACAAGTCCTATTAGCTAGTCTTACCTTACCTCGTGGAGAAAACGAACCAGAAGCCGATTGGTTAAAGCGAGTTACGGAAGACTCTCGTAGTACAGGCAAAGATGCTATGAATCGAGGCACACAAATGCACAACGTGTTAGAGGCTTATTTTAGCCAAATATATATGCCTGAGTACCCCAACTATACACAAAGAACCGAAGAAGCTTTACGCAATCATTTTGGTGATCAGTTTTGGCATTGTGAAAAGTCGTTTGCACATGAATTAGGATATGCTGGTAAATGCGATTTATACAGCGATGAGGGCATTGTGGTAGATTTTAAGACAAAAGAATCCCTTAAAAACGCTGCCGTCTATGATGAACATATTTTACAACTTTCTGCTTACTCGTATGGATTAAAAATGCCATTGGCCAAATGCGCCATTGTATTTGTATCTGAAACAGAAACCCAAGTTCACGAAATAGATCAAGAAGATTTACAACGTGGATGGAAAATGTTTCAATGTTTATTAACCTATTTTAGAATAAAGAATAATCTCAGTCAGGGGTAACAGGGGTTTACTCCCTTTTTCCCCATCACGTTGTTATCCCTGACTACCTCTGTTGTATTTTTGCACATTAGGGTATGTACTTACTTGCATTATTAACAAAACTTAATTATTCTGTAGTTGTTGTATTCATTAATCATTTTAAAGGGAAATAAAATGCAAACATTTATAGAAGCAGTTATTGGAGCAGTTGTAGTATTTGGCCCAGCGTTGGTTTGTTGGATTATTGTAAGGGGATTTTAATGAGCTTATATAATATTATGTCTACAGGCACATCTTTTGATTCTTGGTTAAGTACAGATACAGAAGCAGAACGTCACGCAGCTTCAGAAGATATTATTGAAAAACGTGTAAAAGAATTATGCAATCACAATGCTGACTACGACCATACATTGTTTGAGAACTTTAGCCAGGATGTTTTTTCTGCAACGATTGAACAGGCAGAGTCGATTGAAGATTATTTAAAATCAAAAGACTTTGAAAAACTTGGTCGTTTGTTATGGTGCATCTCAGTTGAGTCTCGTGAGAAATTAGCAAAAGCACAAGCTCAACAAGACTTTGAAAATGGAGAACTTTATGCTTGAAGACGCTGAGTATTGGAAATCTATGTTTGAAAAAGCCATGACTGAATTAGATAAAACAAATGCCCATCTGAAAGAAATGTCAAATCAGTTGCGTGAACTAGAAACTAAATTATTAGGAGGGCCAACTAAATGAAACTAGCAGCCCTTCTTATATCAACTTTTATTTGTGGGTTTGTTATATATCTTGCAGAACTACCTGCCCAAAAGGTGTACGACTGTAAATATGTATCATATCCAAATGCAATAGATATACCTCAACACGTTATTCACGAATGTCAGAAAAGGAACTTAACATGACGCAATACGAAATCATTGTAAAACTAGCTAAGAAACGCTGGATTAGCCCATTAGACGCTTTAAATGCAGGTGGTGGTATGAAACTATCAACTAGAGTTGGAGAACTGCGTAAAGCTGGTTATACCATTTTAGATAAATGGCATCCATCTAAGTCTTTTAAACTTTATAAATGCGTAGGAGAACCAAAATGACTCCACATTCTGAATCTAAGTATTCAAATGACAACCCACCTTGGAAAGATCCAGAATGGGTTTATAAGCCAGCATTAAATACAAATATTGCTTCAAAAATTGAAGAAGTTTTATGCAATGATATGTTGTGGTCTGAGGCTTAATATTTTCTCATGTGTGGCAAAGGCGCATCTTTCTGATTAGATTGGTGCGCTTTTTCCATTGGCAAATTAATATGTTTATCTAATTTTTTTTCTAAACGTTTTAATTCGTTGTGTTCTGCCTTTTCATGCTCACGTTCAACAACGTAATGCCCTTTTTTTGATTCGTGATGTTTGCCATCAATTTTAAAATTTGTCATAACATTTCCTTTGCATTTTGTTTAACTTGTGCCACTCTTGCTAACCAGCCTTTACCAAACGTATTAAATAAAGCTAGTGATCTGTAAAACAGTTCTTTTTGTGCAGAATATTTATCTATCATATTACTGACATCTGTTTCATTAATTAATTTCATTGTATTAGGGCCTATAACTCCATCAGGAACGCATCCTAGCGATTTCTGCAATAGTCTGATACTTTGCCCTACACCCATATTAACCGATGCGTCAAATGCCATGTAATCAATACCTGTTGGCAAGTCTGGGCATTTAGATTTGTTCCAATAAAGTGCCTTATAAAATGGTGTAATGTCAGCGACGGTAAGTTTAGCCATCTCACCATCTTCAATAGGTCGTTTTAAATATGTTGACCATGCTGATTTTGTTACCCCCATCATAGTCTCGCCACCTGGATCTTTAGGGTTATTGCTATAAAGTCCTTCAGACTTCAAAACTAACTTTAAAGAACGGTCAAAATTATTGTCCAATTGGTGTACTCCTATGTAACATATCTGTTTGTTTTTCAGAGTGAGCAGAACTGCCAAAATAAAAACTTACAATAGCTGTCCACGCTGTGCCTAAACTACCCAACATTAAAAGTAAGGCATCTGACTTGGTTACGTTGTCAGTCATTAAACCTACTAAAATACCAAAAAAACCTATAGTCACCCCAATAGCTAAAATGGCAGGGATATAAGATTTAGTGGCAACTTGCATTTCTCTAGCAGATTTACGATCATCTGTGGCCAACTTTTCAAAATTTAATCCTAGCTCATTAGCCTGTTTTTGCAATTCTATTTCTGCTTGTTTAATAGATGCTAGTTGATCAGAAGTTAATTTACCTGATTCAATTGTGTTTTGTACGTCTTTTTCATCAATGCCAAGAGCTTTAGATATAGCAGTTACAGCCAATCCTGCAAGTGGGCCACCTAGTGCAGTTGCTATGCCTGGTGCTATTTGACTTAACCATTCCATACTATTCCTTTAATATTATAATTAACATCATGCAAATCAATGCAAACATAGTCCACCATTTAAACAAATCATCATCCACGCACTATATCTTTCTTTGATCTAACCGTCATTTTTGTAGGATACTTTACTTTTTCTTGGTTAATTTTAACTATAAAATGTAAATAAATAATGTATGCCCAAAAAATAAGTTCAATATTGTAAACAATGAACCAAATGGTTATCCATGTCATACAAGTCCAAAGTAATACAACAAACAAGTTATAAAAAATGCAGCTAAAAAACAATAAAATTGTACTCGTTTAACATCACGCAATTTGTGACCGTAATAACTAGCGTTTTCTTTATGTTCTTTTTCAACAACTGCTTTTAATTCTAAAACCTTGTTCCATTCTTTTGCACCGTACTTAACTTTAAATTCTGCTTCTGCTTTATTTTCCGCAATAATTATAGCTTTTTGTGATTCATATTCTTGCATAGCTCGATATATCATTGAGTTTTCTATGGTTTGTTCATGTATCTTATGTTTTTTTCTTGCTTCTAATTCTTGTAATGCTACTTCTGTACCATCATGTTGAATATTCTCGATAGACTGAGTAAGTTTTTTACCAGCTTCTCGGCTTTGTTCAAGACTATTTGCTAAAGTTTTAGCCCCTTCTGCAATTGGATTATTCACATTATTTACTCGAAAACAAATGTGTTAAATATCCAACAATAGTGCTTAGTCCTGAAACTACCATCATGCCAACCCAAAAACCCCCACGACCTTTATTAGCCAAAGCAAGCAATTCTTCCATGCTAGCTTCAAGTTTATCAACTTTAGTGGACAACTGATCAACTTTTTCCCAAAGCTGACCGTATTTAACAGGATCAATTTGAAAGTCAGACATGATTAACTTTTTATAATAAACGCTAAAGCATAATAAGGAGGCAAGTTAGCATTTGTACCACTTACACCTGTTGATGCGTTGGTCGTTGCTACTGTAATTCCTGTTGTTGCTGAATTTGTAGACGGAGCGCCAGGCGAGCCACCGCTACCTGAATATAAAAACCCGCCACCTGGGTTTGCATAGTTTGGTGTAACGTGTGAGTGTCCAGGATCAGTAACGACTGAGGTAGCCGTATGTGTATGGCTTACAACAATAGCATCTGTTGAGCCACCTGTTTGACCAACAGAATAGCTATTACCTGCACCTAAAATAAATGAGTTTCTAAGATCAGGAGTGCCGCTTGTACCATCGCACAATAACCAACCACTAGGAATAGAACCAATAGAACCTGACCATATTGCAATTAATCCTGTTGGAACTACATTAGATACCGCAGGTGCGTTTTGTAAAATACCATAAAGGTTATCATAAGACTGTATTTGGTTATTGCTAGAATCAGTCAAAATAAACTTATAAGAATATCCTTGCGTTAGCCATATTTCAGTTTGTGGCCTACCATCACTACCCAATACAATAGGATTAGCATTAAGAATTAATCCATTAACATCAGAATATGTTGTTAAAGGAGTAGATGAACCTGCTTGGTAAGTATAAATATACCCACCATTAAGAGGTAATCCTGTTGTGGTTAGGAATTGAAATCCATTACCGATTGGTGATAATAAGACGGCCATTATTTTTTTCCTATATCAGAAAGTTTAATATTTTTTTTCATTTGCTCTTCTAATTTTTTTGATTCTTTTTGTTCTTTTTTTGCACTCAATTTACTTTGGGTTGCTTCACCTTGTTTTCTACCTAAAAAGCTACCTATTGCAGTTCCTACGCCTGGCGCAATTGCCGTACCTATAGCTGCGCCAGTTGCTTCTGACAATCCAGGAATAGATTTTTCAATTAATCCAACTCTACGTTGTTGTAAACCCCCACCTTCATATTCATGTTTAGGTTGCATAAAATGACCACCTAAATTTAATGTATAAAATGCTTTTTGTTCACTTGGCGCAAAACCATGTTTAATTTTTTCAGCTCTTGCATTTAAAACTGTATGTACAGCATTTTTATTCCATTCCCCAGCATTTTTAGCACCAGCTTGGTAAATTTCTCTAGCTAAACCACCAAGTATTTCTGCTTTAGCAACCCTCGCATAATTTTGTATTTCTTTTGGAACTTGCATTTCAAATTTTTTTGTTTTAACTAAACCATTTTCTAATAAAGTTAAAGTATCAAAAACGTGTTTCCATTGATCAACAGGCATTTGATTTAATTTAGTAATTATTTTTTCAAATGGCACGCCTTTTTGTATTCCATTAGGATCAAGTTCGCCAAATAATTCTTTCATACCTTTTGATTCAAACAATGTTTTTTCAGCTTCATGCAAATTATCTGCTTTTTTATATAAACCTTCACCACCAGCAGCCGCAATATCTTGATCAATTGCACGATTAATACGAGCAATAATTTTTGCATTGTCTGGTGACCAATCAGCGTTAAGTGCTTTTTTTACAGCGTCATAAGCACTTATACTACCTGGTGGATGAACAATCCCAAATTCATCTTTAAAACCAATTTCTTTAGCTAATTTAATTAATTCTTCAGCACTTGCAGCTACTCCTTCGTTTTTCTTTAATCCTAATCCAGCTTTAAATTGTGGATCAGATAATAAATCATTTACATGAGTAGTTTGTATCGAATTATCGCCAACTTTATTTTTGGCTTCTTGAAATAAGTTTTGTTTTTCTTGTTTTATATGTCCTAATAAACCTTCTTCACTAGCAATTGCATCGTGCATAACTTGACCACGTTCATAATCACTTAATAAATTTTTATTTGCACCAGTATTTGTTATGCGTTGTTCACCATATTTATACAAAGCATTTTGTTCATTAGCAATTTGCTCTTTTAAAATTTGTCCACGCATTGTTGGATTAGGCATTTTTGCTTCTGCAAATTCATTTCGCAGCGTATTTTCATTGCGTGTTTTTACTCCTTCACGCAAACCTAATTCACCATTACCAATTTCATTAACAATTTGCGCTATTTGTGACTGTTCTGTTTTTGGTACATCTTTAGAAATTCGTGACAATTTTACTTGTGGATATTGACCTTTTGATTCTATATCTTCACCTGTAAATCTGCCGTAAGGGTTAATTTTTGTTTTTGCAGCACCAACACCTGATAAGGTTGGTTCTAATGGTTGAAGCGTTACAGTAGGTTTCCCTTGTGGTTTTTTCATTTCTGCCACTGCTTCGCCTAATGAATCTGCAACGGTTTTAGATACTTCTCCAGCCTTAGAAATCGCCTTAACAGGATTTGCTTTTAGCATGGCCATATTAGTAAAGAATGAAACATCACTTTTCGGTATGCCTAATTGATTGGCAATCCATTCATCACCTTTTTCTTTGTTTTCGCCAATAAATCCCATAATTTTACCAAGTGCTTCATTTTGGTATATAGGGTCATTAGTAATTCCAAATGCTTTACCTACTGGTTTATCAACATAACTAGTTAACTTATTGGAGATTTCTTCGGCTTTATCTGCACCTAAAAATCGGGTAGATGGGTAGGATACGTTTTTAACAAAGAAAGGCAATACACCGCCAATCGTGTTATCAAATAGAGCTGCTAGGTCTTTAGCAATAAATGATGGATTGGTTAAATCCCTACCCATTTGCTCTAATTGCGGTTTAGCTTGGCTTGGCACTGCATTTTGAGCTTGACGTTTTAAGTGCGGGAAACCAACAAATGCGCCAGTATCTTGAGGGTTTTCTTCTATTGGTTGCGTGACTTGTTTAACTTGCTTAACTGGTGTAGTGCCTAAAATTAAACTACTAACATCATCAGCTGGTTGCTGTGTTATTTGCTGCCCTTGTTGTTGATTTGGTTGTTGATCTGTTTTTTGTAAAAAACTTTTTGCGCCTTTTTCTTGCAAAATAATAGGGCCACTTAAAATATGTCGAATAACAGGATTACTTAAATCAATTTTATCATCAGGTTTAATACCTGTTTTTTGAGATACATTTCTAATATATGCTTCTGTATCATTATTATCGCTTGGAGGAGCCCATCGAGATATAACTCCTCTAATGGTATTAATTCCATGTTTACTACCATAGGCTTTTAAATTATCATCAATAGCTTTAATGCCTTCTTCAAATGTTTGATGTTGCACAAATCCAGTTCCACCAACAGGTCGAATATTACCAACATTCATGGCATTAACTTTACCGCCTTGTTGTGGAGTAGTTTTTGGTTGTTCTCCACCAATTAAAGAAAGAACGTCATCACTCATTCTAGTGATCCAGTTTGCTGTAATTTAATTAAATTACGATATTTTTGTTCCGCTGTTTTACGTTCTTTAGAACCTACTGGCCCAAGCAGTTTTTCTGTTTCTTTATGTTTTTCATCGCTAGACATATTAGAATCTTCTGCAATATTTATAATTTGAAATATTTTGCTATCAGCGTTTTTTGACCATTCTTGTTTAAATTTATTCATATTATTATCACCAAAACGATCAGAAAACTTTTTAGCCCCTGTTGCTTGCATATCTAAATTTGTTAAATCTGCTTCAGTTCTTTGGGCAATTCCAATTAATATTTTTGGCGGATATGTTTCATCGCCATTAGCTATTCGTTTTAATCTTAATCCTTCAACAGTATCTAGTGAACCGCCTTGAGCAGTAATATTAGCCATTTGTGTATTTGCTAAATCTTTAGATAATTCTTTATAACGAATTCCTTGTTCAGTTCCTAAAAATGTAGATGCTTTTCTTTCAAGCGCACCTAAAACACCACCTGTTGGCAATGTTGCACTTTGTTGTAATTCACGAGCTTTGCTTATTACTTCTTTAATATTTCGTTTATCTGTTACTAAATTTGTTTGCCTATTAATTAAATTATTTTTATAAGTTATTCCTGACAATTTATCTGATTCTTCAGACGGCATTGGCAAATAAGGAGAATTAGGATTTCTAATAGGATAAGGGGTTTTAACAGGTTGACTATACTCTGGCAAATTCATTGCTTGAGGAGTTACTCTTGTTGTTGGTTGAGCAGTTTGTGGGGTTTGTTCTTGATAGGATTGATTAGTTGGTAATTGACCAGGCAATATACCGCCAGGATATAATTTTTCTAATTGCGATAAAGAATTTAAGGTTTGTGCTTGTTTTTGTGCCAACCAACCTTTTAATTGTATTGAAGAAGCATTTTGAGGCAAACTTTGCAAAATAGATTGTAATGCTTCAGGTGTTCCACCATGTATTTTGTTTAATTCTGTTGCTTCTTTAACAATATCATCAGAAGTTAAATTATCTTTTACTGATAATTTTTGCATTGCTTGTATAGAAGTATTTGCTTGCTTTGTTAAATTTTCTAATTTTTGAGTATTTAAAACTGTTTGTGCAGATTCAACTTCTAATGGCATTTTTTGTTCTGCACCAGTTGCTTGTATTTGTGCGAATTTACTTTGTGCTTTAGCTTGTTCAACACTTGATTCATATAATTCTTTTTCTTTTTGATAAGCTAAATTACTTCTGCCAATATTTAACATATCAGCCAATGACATAGGCTTTTGCGTATTTAAATTGCCATATATACTTAAGTCAGCTTTTTGAATTTCTGCCATGATTATTTCCTATTCTATAGTGTAATCAGGATTTGGAATTTGACCTTGACCACCGTATCCATAAACATTTCCACTTCCATATTGATTCATGGCAGAATTAGCTTGATTAACTTGATTAGACCCACCTTTACCTAAACTATTTAAAAACGCTAAATTACCCACATTTTGTAAATTATTGCCATAAGCAGTTGCTTGACCAATTGTCCCTGCTGCTTGTGCATTACCTATGCCTGTAGTTAAATTAGCCACGTTTGTACCTGTGCCAATTAACGCATTTGCAGTTCCAGTAGCACCTTGTAAACCAATTCCTGATATGCCAGCTAATTTGTTATAAATATTGGTTTGTTGCGCTTGATAGTTATTAAATGCGTTTTGATATGCGTTTTGTGCATAATTTTGACTAAATTGATTTAAGCCTTGCAAAGCATTACCACTCATCATGCCACCAGCGGCATTTGCAGCAGCATTGGTTGTGCCTTGACCTTGTTGTAAACCAAATTGATAATTAGGTGCTAATTGTGCATTTAAATCAGCGTTGCTAAATTGACTTGTTAAATACGGTAAGTTTGCATTTAAAGCATTTACACCTGTTTGACCTAATTGCGTGTAAGGGGCATATTGCTGTGCTCCCTCACGACCAGCAGTTAAAATTTGTGCTTGTGCTTGTCTTTGTGCGTCTGCTTGTGTGTTTGCAGCCCTTCTAGCAGCATCACTTTGCATAGCCCCACTCAATACAGTACCACCAACAACAATACCAGCAGTTACTGGATCATTTCTTTCACCATAGGCAGGCCCACCAAAAGGGTCACCAATTGGGTCGTGTAAACCCATTGTTCGAGTTTGAGACCTACTAGCATAAATTTTAGTCAACATATTTGCACCTATCGCATTTAAGTATAATTTTACTACCTTCTCTAGCAATTTCATAGAATCCTAGACGTTTACAGAAAATTAAACCTTTGTCATAATTTTCCATAACCATTGTTACTGCATACCCATATTCATCAATTACTTTTTTCAATGTTTCTTTTAAATGCTTGCGTATCGAAAAGGTTGGTTTTTCACCATATCCTATGTGAACCTCATTGCCTTTTTGTATTACACATCCAACTAAAACATTATTTTGATACAAGGGAATTTGTTTCCAATCATTAAATAACTGCTCAAATGTCTTATATTCCAATTCTGTGCGATTTTTTACTGATTCATACAGTATTTTTAACGCATCAGACATTGTAATAAGGCACTTTAAAAGGTTTACCATTCACCGTTACATTAATAAATCCTACAGGTTTAGCAGGTAAATTGGCTGAACCAGCAGTTGCACTTGGTGAATCATTAAAATTTAATATATTTAAAAAGAATTGTTGCCATGCCCTAGTTGGTCGTTTAGTCTGTTCATCCATGAACTCAACCTGTGGATACGGAGTATTGCTAGGATTTAAACTCACGATTCACCTACCGTTGCTTTTAAGTTAGCAGATACAATCACCGCTTTTACAGGATCAGTTACCACAACCTCAAACACTCGATCACGAGCTTGACCTAATCTTCTCCAAATAGCACGATTCTTATATTTACCTTCTTTACCAATATTTACCCAATGTTCGTTTGACCACGTTGAACCACCGTCATTTGACCAACGCAACATAGCTTGTGGGTTTGCACCTACATTAGGTATAACTTGACCAATTAAAACAGTTTCATCAGCAGCTATAAAAAATGTTTGATTAGGAGCTAATAAGAATGGTGATGAGAATACTCTGTTTGCTTGCGTAGGATAACTAGGTTGTGCATTTTGCAATCCAACACCAGGCTGAAAATAGATTTGTAATTCATCAAAATACATTCTTTGATAATCAGCCACTAAATGAACTGCCCTACGCAATCTGCGTATTTCTTGGCCGTTATCTGTGTAATTGTTTTGATCTAACTGATATATATTGCCATTTTCCCAATCACCTACTAAATTCATGTTTTGAAAGTTAGCTTGGCAATTACCTCTGTGACGATGGTACACATTTTGATTATCAATCCATAACCATTTATGCCACATTCCTGTAGCAACGTCATATACCCAAGTTAAATCTAAACTAGGAAAACTTAATACATAACATTCGTGACCTTCTAATTGATAAGTCCACGCAATAGCGTCTTGAACATATTGATCAACTAACGTATTTTCTACGGCATGAGTTGATATTCGTGTAGGAAAATAACCGTTCATCATCATTACTTGAGATTGCCCACGAATATTACGGCTTAAATAAGCAAATGAATTACCTATTCTTGCAACAGAAAACTTCGCAACTATACCGTGCTGACTTGATGAGCCTGGTATTCTTTGAAACGGAAATGGAAATGTACCTACATCTGACCATACTTCACTTGTAGTTTCACCCAATAAATACACTTGTCCATGATCGGCAATAATAGAAACTAAATTATCAGGGCCAGTAAACTTACTAGCAAATGATAACGCAGGGGTTATAGGGCTTAAAATATTAGACGCAGCAAATTGTTGTGTATTAGGTCGATTATAAATAAAGTAGTTATCAACAATATCCACAATGTCTGCGCCTGTAAATGCCCCATCATTTGTCGGCAAAATACTAAAATTAAGACCGTACATTGTTCTTGAAGCAATTGTTTGACTTGTACTAACAACATACGTTCCTGTGCCACCAATACCCGTACCAAATGTTAATGTTAGCGTTAAACCTGTACCAGAACCTGATGTTGATGTACTGACGTTGTTTGTAGGATTACTTGTATAGTTTCCTGAGTTAGTCACCGTCAATGCCGTTACTGCACCAGCCGTTACACTCGCCACCGTATAAGTTGCAGGGGTTGTACCATAAACACCACCTTGCACAGTAATCGTGTCATTTACGGCATATCCTGTGCCACCTGTGGCTATTGCTGTACTCAATACAGTTCCACCACCATAAGATGTGATAACTGTACCAGCAGCTATGCCTGTACCTTGCACCGTTTGTCCAGGATATAAAGTTCCTGAACTTACAGCAGTAACTGTCAGAGTTGTGCCACTAATTGAACCTGTAATCACCGCACCTACTGTTGCACTATTAAATACTTCAGATGGTTCTGTTTGTGAAATATTAATGGTATAAGTACCAACTCCACCTATACCTGAGCCAAGTGCTGTAATAATTGTTTCACCAGTAACACCCAATCCAAACAATGATTGACCTACTGCAATTGTGCCTGATTTCATTAAAGTCACAGTTAATGTTGTACCTGTAACTGAACCTATAAATTGTGCAGAAGCTGGATTAGATATTCGCCATGTATAGCGATACTGCCCATCTGTTATATAAACATTTAATCCGTTATCTGTAATCCCTACGCTACCAGATGATGTATTTAATTGCCCTACAATTGTGGGTGTTAAATTAGCAGTTAAAACATAAACATATTGCCCACAAACAGCAACTAAATATTGCCCACCTGATACGGTACGCATACCTCGTACTTGTGCTTGATTAAATAATGTGACTTTACCTGTTAAGCCTGGTGTTGGATATAAAGCAACTACTCCACGTTCACCCTGTGGTTTTGTAGGATCAATTTCAGGTCGAAAGTTGATGCACTCCTCGCCATTTACATAAATGGATGGAGCAACATAACTTGGCCCAACAAAACCGAAGTCCAAATCTATACCCTACTTTCTAAATAATCTTTTAACGGAATTTATCACCTGAAGAAACCCCCCGAAAGTATCCAACCAGCATCTTTTTGCCTACTTGCTAACATAGCATCTTGGAATCTAGCTGATTGAATAGGCTTCATATTAGTGCGTTTAATGGTTGATTTACCTTGTGCTGCAAATGCTTGAATCATGGCTATTTGTGTTTGAGAAGCCTTACCATACATCGGCATTAATCTTTCTGCTAAACACCATCTAAGAGCCATTAAAAAACCTTGTGGCAATATAATAGGATCGTTAATTGAGTTATAT